GCCTTCGTGTTCTTGGTGCAGTTGTACTCCGTCACCGGGGGCGTCGGGATCGCGGCGATGCACTTTGCCTCACTGGAATGGGTCGTGCCCCCCGGAGTCAGGACCCAGGGGGTACGAGTGATCGTCAGTTGATCGAGAGGGGCCGCGTGCGCCGCCACGGCAGCAAACAGCGCCGCAACAGTCAGGTTTACCTGTTTCATGGTTTCCTTGCGTTTGGTTTACGGTGTCCAGTCAATCCCGGACGGATCGCCGACTGCACCCCAAGCGGGATCAGAACCCGGCAAAGACTCAAAGACATTACCTGTAGTCTTATCGCCGTTAGTAACAGGGGCGCCAAGCGTAATATTAGCAACAGAAGTAATGATGTTGCTTTGGATCGTGTTGTTGATGATGCGCGCGTAGGTAGCGTCCGTGATGTTTATTTCTGCGCCGTTTGAACCCGCGGCGTATGAACCGACTACTAGATTACTCTCAAACCACGCGCCTTCGAGCGTACCGGTACCGCCGCCGAACGCAGCATCAATAATCAGAATGCGTGACTGAACACGGTCAACGAGCGTATTGCTCTTGGCCCAGTAGTATCGGCTAGTCGGGTACGGCGATATGCGCAGCCGGTGGTATACGTTATTGGTAGTCCCACCACGAGCCGTCGACGCGCGTATATCGTTAGCGTAGAACACATGGTTGCCTCCCCCCGCTTGACGGAAACCCCAAGCGTCAACAGGATCGGTTGTGCCTTGCGCAGTCAGAATAGAGTTGTTGCAAACAACCAGATCGTCTGTAGCACCCATATAGAAACCGCCGCCGCAATTCGCGCGAACGTTGTGTATGGCTAGCCTTCGGCCCTGCCGGCCCTGATCGTCGCCGTTGATTACTATTGCCGCGCTGTTATCTGTACCTTCCGGGCCGCTTAGTTGTATGCCGTCAAAAATCAGATCTTCAAAGTCGGCGGTAAACGTGATGTTATTAATTTGCCCGCCGCTAAAGGACCCAAGCGTACTGCCGCGAAACCGCAGCCGTTGAACAGTCATATAACTTGGGCCAGTATAGCGCCCGATTGTCGGAGCGTTACTAGTAGCCAACGCGCCGAGCAAACCCGTGCCGGTCGGAATAATAACGTCTATATCCCGAACAATTCCGCCGGACGTAGTAACGTTTATGCCGGTGATGAAGTCAGTTAGAGTAACTGCAGTACCGGGGGTTAGTACAGCGTCGCGAAACTGCGTCGTTGTCCCCGCTGTGCCTGTTGATGTAGTGACGGGCGCGGCTGCTTCCTGAATGGGGCGGTGCGTTCCCCACGCGCCTGCGCTAACGTGGAACGGAATCGTGTTTAGGTCGAGTGCCGGGAACCACGTGTACGGATCTGCGCCGCTAGGCGGCGGCGTGTTTCGCCCACCACGTACAACAGTTCGCAGCCTCACACACGCACCCACTCCCCCGCGGGGGACCACTTAACCACCATATAGCTGTACTGCACAGGGGTAGGCACAGTAGACGGAACGCGGATCGTGCCACCAGTCCACACGAACGCGGGGATGCCGGTGCCGGCTACGTACACGTACACTGCGTCGTCGATCGTCGCGCCGAGGCCGTTTGACGCCGGCAGCGTAATGTTCGCGGCCGAAGACGAGTTGAACACGATCTCGTTGTTGAGATCCGACGCAGCGACGTTGGTGGCACCAGTAACAGTGCGCGAGGTACTTACGGTGGTCGCGCGCCCCGCTAGCAGTTTGTTGAAACTGGGCATGTCACAGCCTCACGCCTTTGACGGTGATGATCGGGTCGACGGGGCTGGTCACCGAAGACAGGGTAACCACGACGTCTTGGCCCGCGGACACGGTGTTCGCCGACGAGTGCGTCTGCGACTGCTCGCTGCTGGAAACCGAGTTAGCCGTGCCGCCGAGGTTCACCGCGTCGATGCTGACCGTCGCCGTCGCAGTACCGCTGGTGCATTTGGATGTGACCTCGGTAATGCGAAACGCGAACGGGGCTTTCAGCAGCAGCGGGTAAGCGCGAGCCGTCCCAGTGCCAATGAAGCTCCACGTGAACCCGATGGACGACCCGGTGTTCGGGCCGATGAGCGCCTCGTTGGGCGTCGCCATGGTTAGACCCCGACGCCGACGGCGGACAGACGCAGCGTGCCAGAACCCGTGATCGCCACAACGTTCCAGTCCCAGTTATCCCACGTGGAGAACACCGGGAGCGAGTCGAACGCGTCGCCGTTCTTCAGACCGCCCGAAACCGGCAGCACAATCGTGCCCAGAATTTCCTTGGTGGTCATCGAAACGTTCCACGCGCGAATCTGAACTGTCGCGGTCGGCGACGTGCCGCCGGACAGGTCGGCAGTAAACGTGGCGCCGAACTCCGGGAACTTGGTCATCGTCGCCGGAGTCTTGGTACCAGTCGTGGTGGTCGTCTGGGTATCCGTGAGTTTGGTAGCCATTGCTAACTCCTTTAGGCGGCGGTGTCGCCCTGAACACGAAGCGTGAACGAATCGGCAGCGGCAGCCGCGCCCGCGGTAACGGTGCGGCGGACCCACACAGCCTTGTGCTGGCCCGCGGGGACGTTGCCGAGGCTGAGGCCGGCGCCAAAACTCGACGGCGCGGAGAACGTCACGCTGGTTGGAGCGGTGTTCTCGTTGGCAACCGTCTGCTCAGTGCCGTTGATCGCCGACGTCCCAAGGCCGATGTCCACCGTAGTGTCCGAACTCGGCGTGTTGGTCTGCACCCAGATGACCGCCGACTGGAGCGTCAGCGAGCCGTGGTTGTTGTGCACGTAGACACAGCGGTACTCGGTATCGCCGGCCGAGCTTTCCGCGCTCGACACGTCGTCGAAGATCGCGGTAGTAGCCGAGTTGCTGGACTTCGCGCCGCCGAGCGACGCGTTTTGGTCCGAGTTAGCCGCACCGCCGGACAGGCGGTACTGGATGTCGGTCGAGATGATAGGCATGGTGTTTCCTTAGGCGAAAGGCCGGGGTTGTACCCGCTGTGATACACGAACACGGCCGCGGTGATCTAGTACCAGGGCCTTTGAAACCCCGCGCTCGAACGTAGACTTCCACATCAGAGCGTCGGGAGAATAAAACGGCGTGCCAGCAGTAGACTGTAGCCTACTAATGGCCCCGGCCGCAATCGTTTCGACCCACTCGTCGAACAACGAGTCGGCAAGCTGGCTAGCAGTGCGGGTAGGCGCGTACGACGCGCGGATGAACAGCACGTTCGCTTCCGTCGCGTCGGGCGTCGGGTACAGCGTCGACGGGCCTGTATTGGGGGCGGCAAGGTACAAGTGCGTCGGCTCGCCGGTGGTCGGCTCATACTGCAGGTTCGGGGCGTCTTGCGTCGGCACAAGCGTGAGCCACTTGTCCTGATACTGCGCGCTAAGCACGCGCACAAGCCGCTGCTGCGACGGCACGTCAATGTCTAGCTCGTTTACGTCGACCGTCGTACCCGTAGTAAAGACTTCTTGAGTAGCGTTGGTGCGTTCGCAAAATTCAATTGCAGACGAGCGCAGCGCTTGCCGCATCATTGGGATCGAAACCCCGCTGCAATGCGGCTCGACGTACGGGTAGAACAGCGTGAGGCTCTTCATTACGGCCTCGCAGTAGCGGACGCATCCGCCTGCGCCTTGAGCCCGAGTCCCATTTCGAACGCCTGAAAGTGCGCAACAGCGCGTGCGGCGGAGCCAGGGACTTCGCTGTCTTTGCTGTACGCGCGGTACAGCACGTAGTCCAGCAGAGAAGTCGCGTAGATGTCGTCCAGCGTTATGGTGGCGCCGAGCGAGGCTACGTTTGTCGGGGCCTTGCTATAGATGATCTCGACTTGGATCGACGCGTTAGCAGGCGGGTAGACGTAGAACGTCTTGGGGGAACGGGGCTCAGTCATGAAGTGCTCGATGGTGTTCGACGCAGCTTCTGTGTGCCAGTCTGGGTACTGCTCGTTCAGCAGGCGCATGGGGGCGTACCGAACGGCTCGGCCGGGGCTAGACCCGGATGTACCCATGTTGCGCACTACGTTGATTAGCTGATACCCCTCAACTGGTAGGGCCTGTTTGGTACCGGCTACAAGCGCAAGATTCTCGGTCACTGCGTTTGCATCAGGGCGCACAGCGACGATCGCGCGCTGCCCGTCATTGAGCCAGTCCAACAGTTCAGCCGCCGGCCACCGGACGTTCGAAGTGTCGAGAAGAAGCGTTTCCGCCCTATCGATGATCGACTGCGCAGTGATCGTCGGCATGGTGCTAGATGGAGATACGCCCGGTTGTTAGCCGGGCGTATCCTACCACAGCGGAGTGGGCGCTTACGCGCTCAGGACCGCCGTGTAGTTGAGGCCGTTCGGGTGCGCGAAGAACAGCGTGGGCTTGTTCTGAGCGACCGAGAACGACGCGTTGGCCGAGCCGTTGTTGATCGACCCACCGGTGGGCGGGAAGACCAGCGCGGCCGTGGCAGTGGAAACCACCACGGTAATCGGCGAGCCGTAGGTACCGTTGGCCGGCAGCACAACAGCGGTCTGACCGACAGCGGTCGTCACGTTGTTGATGGCGCCGGTCAGGGCGGTGCCGCCGACTTGAGCGGTACCGACACCAGCGACGGTGTCGACGCCGCCGTTGTCATAGCGGCCGAAGGCGAAAGATGCAGTCATGGTGTGACTCCTTTACTGTTGGGTTACCGATTAGGCGGTGGCGGTCAGGAGGACAGCCAGCGACTCAGGCTTCACAACCTTGTGGCCGAAGACTTGCATACCGCGCACCAGATCGCCGAAGTCGGTCGGGTTGCGCAGCGTCTCGGTCTTGGTCATTTGCGAGGCGAAGCAGATGGCGGTCGTGTGGCCAGCGATGATGGCGCGGACCTTCTGGGTGTGCGAGCTACCGGCGACCGAAGTCTCCGAGCCGTCACCCGAAACCCACACGGTCGTCGAGGCGTTCTTGTACGGAAGCTGGTTGCTGACGTACACCTTGAAGCGGTCGATCGTGCCGATCAGGCCGTTGCGGACCATGGACTTGTCGTCGCCCATGAACTGCGCCTGAGCAAGGTTCGACTGCATCAGCAGCGTACGGGTGTACGGATCGATCACCAGCCAGCGGCCCGACTCCGGAACGTTCTGCTCGTCGAGGACCGACGCCAGTTCCAGGATCTTCTGCAGCACCGGGTTGCTCGACGGGTTCATCACCACCGGCGCCGTGTCGGTACCGAGGTTGAACGAGCCCGAGCGCACACCAGCGGTAGCACCACGGTTGGCCGCGGCGCCTTGCAGGAAGTTGCGGTAGATGCAGGTGGAGTCGATCACAACACGCATCTGCTCGGACGCGTCGTTGCTGAACATGTCCATCAGATCCGGCTTGGCCTGGAACTCCATGACGTCGTTGACGTTGAACGCGAAGTACTTCGCGCGGTCCACGAGCATTTCGATCGTGTTCGGCGTCGGCGTCTGGTAGTTCAGGTTGCCACCAGCGACGTAGTCGTTGATGGAGATCGACGGGATGTTGTTGATGACGACCTTGTCGCCCATGTTCGACACGTCGCCTTCCCAGTCGCGGTTACAGATGTCCGCGAAGGTAGAGGCAGCGTAGAACTTGGCGTTCAGCTTCGCCGACCACAGGGTCGGGATGAACGTGCCGGAGTAAACCGGCGAGACGGTCGCGAGGGAGCCACCAACGGGGGTGACTACGCCGGGGGTAACGGTTGCCATTTCTGGTTCCTTTGTGCTTTCGCTGCCCCCGGCCCGCTAAGGCTTATGGGACGATTCGCCCTTCGGCGGCAGCTTGGTTGATCATCGCTTCGATGCGCTTGGCTTCGTCTTCCCGACCCTTGTAGCGCCCCTTGAACTGGTCCGCGTAGAACGTGTTGACGAACTTCGAGGAGATCAGTTGCTGCGTCTGGGGGGCAGGAGCGGAAACCGCACCGGCTCCAGTACCGCTAGGTGACTGTTGCGCTGCAAGAGCGGCGGACGGGCGAGCCGGACGCGTCGTCTTGAACTGGTTGAACGTGGCGGCCACTCGCGCGACATCGCCCCGTTTGTGAGCAGTCGAAAGGGCGACTTGCCTGGAAACGCCGTAGATGGGGTCCACTTCGTCCAGCCAAGACAGCCATTCCTCGCTGCCGTTGATCGTCTCCCAATCCGGCACCATCTGAGTCAGCGTCGTGTAGAACTGCTGCTCAAGGGTCGCCTCGGCCTTGGTGCTAACGCCGTTGATCGCTTCCTCTACCTTCTGCAACCGCGAGTTAAGCTGCTCCGCTGCGGAGCCAAACTCGTGTCGTAGACCTTCGAAGGTCTGAGCGGCGTACCGC